CTGTTGGCCCGAGTGTCGTCTTGTATTCCGAACCGGATGCAACCGGCAAAATCGGTCATTGGGCTTATGTCGTTCCGCCTGCTGAAAACCTGCGTTGGCTAAAGGACGACATTAAGGAAACGCAGGACACCGTTCGCGATCTTGGGCGGCAACCGCTGACCGCGCAATCCGGCAACCTTACCGTTGTCACAACCGCATATGCGGCAGGCAAGACGCGTTCGGCCGTTGGTTGGTGGGCAGTCGGGCTAAAGGAAGCGCTTGAAAACGCGATGAAGCTTACTTGTCTTTGGATGAACCTAAAGACGACTGACTTCGAACCCGTCATTCATATCTATGACGACTTCGACGATTTCACCACGGATCAGTCAAGCGATCACGGCGCATTGCAGTTTGCACGTAAGAACCGCGATTTGAGCCATGAAAATTACATCATGGAATTGAAGCGCCGCAATACCGTGCGTCCGGACATGGACGAAGATGAAAACAAGCGCCAGTTGCTTGAAGAAACTCCGGATGACTCCGTTGATCCGAATGCAGCCGATGACACGGGCGGCAACCCGCCGAACAATCCGAAGAAACCGCAACCGCGAAAGCAAATCCCCGCAAATGTCTGACACTGAAAATCGTCGCCGCATCGAAGCGCTTGAACGCGATGTCGCGGACATGAAATCAACCATTTTGAAATTGCGGGGCGCGAACGATGTCTTGAGCAAACGCATTCTTGACGAAATCAAGAAAGCGCAACGATCCAACGGTTTGTAACTACGTGCGTAAACTCAACTAGTCGCAAGCAGGATAGCAAGCGGCGCAATGGTCGGATGACCAAAAGGAAAAGCGACAATGACGAAAGCAGTTATTTTCAATTCGATCGCAACCAAGCTTCTTTCGGCTCACATGGCCGGGCTTCATTTGCGCGTGTTCGATCCCGGCAAGGCCGGTTGGAAGCTGACCGAAGACGGCAAGGCCATTCAGTTGAAGGATGGCAACCCGATTTGGATCAACGCAGACGGCACCGAAGGCACGCTGAATTCCGACGCCATCACGCGTCTTAACGGCGAGGCGAAACAGCATCGCGAACGCGCCGAAAAGGCCGAAGCGACGTTGGCGACGTTTGACGGTATCGATCCGACCAAGGCAAAAGCCTCGCTCGAAATTACCGACAAGCTGGACAAGAAAAAGCTGATCGATGCGGGCGAGGTCGATCGCGTCACGAACGATATCAAGGCACAGTTCAGCGGGCAGATTGAAACGCTGACGAAGACCAACGGCGATCTGAAAACGTCGCTGAACGATTTGCGCATCAGCAACGTGTTTGCTCAATCGGAATTCGTTCGTGACAGTATCGCAATGCCTCGCGATATCTTCGAAGCGTATTTCCGTAGCAATCTGAAAGTTTCCGATGACGGATCGGTCGAAGCTTACGACAAGACCGGCAATCGTGTGTTCAGCAAAAAGAACGTTGGTCAGGTCGCTGACCCGTCCGAAGCGCTGGAAATTCTTGTGGATCAGCACCCGCAGAAAGCCGTCATCTTGAAGGCGAACAACAATAGCGGTGGTGGCGGCGGCGGCAACGGTGGCAATCGCGGTGGCAATCGTACGATCACGCGCAAGGATTACGAAGCGTTGCCACCGCATCAACAGGCAGCTACCGCAGCCGAAATGGGGAAGGGCGTTGTTACCATCATCGATTGACCAATCGTCGGGTTGTTCGTCGCTGGCAACCTGACTTGATCGGAGGGCGCGCAGTTCTTTTTGATGGGGGAAACTGCGCGCCCTTTACGTTTTAAGCTATCATCAGCGCTTGACCAAAAACGCGAACACGTTTACCGCTTGCAACTAGTCGCTGGACCGGATGGCAATGCGGCGTTCCGCATCGGATGATGCACCTAGACCAATCCCGAAACATCATCTGATAGGAGCGCTACAAATGCGCGCACTTTCCAGCCTTAAGCCGCGTGGCATTGTCCGCGCTTCGATGCTCAGCGCTTCCGCAATCGCCGCGCCTTTCGTTCTTTCCGGTGCGTACGCGAACACCCTTACCCGGCTGATCCCCGACCTTTACGCGGGCCTTGACGTGGTTTCGCGTGAGCTTGTCGGCTACATCCCGTCCGTCACTCGCGACGTTTCGGCAGAGCGCGCAGCGGTCGGTCAGTCGATCGTGTATTTCGTCACGCCGCCCGGTCAGATGGTGGATGTCACGCCGCAGATGAATATTCCGGAACCCCCGGATACGAACATCGGCAACGGCACCATTTCAATCAGCAAGTCGAAGGCCGTTCCGTTCGGCTTCACTGGCGAAGAACAGCGCGGCCTCAACACCGGTTCGGGCTATCTTTCGGTTCAGGCCGATTTGTTCGCGCAGGCACTCCGCACGCTGACGAACGCAATCGAAGCCGATCTTGCCGCCGAAGCCGCCGCGAACGTTTCGCGTTGGTACGGCACCGCTGGCACCACGCCGTTTGCAACCACTGTCGGCGATGCCGCGCAGGTTCGCAAAATTCTTGACGACAACGGCGCACCGCTGACCGGCCGCGCGCTGATCATCGATACCACGGCAGGCGCCAACCTCCGTTCGTTGAGCAATCTCACGAAAGCCAACGAAGCCGGAACGACCATGATGCTGACGGACGGCACCTTGATCAACCTCAGTGGGTTGAACATCAAGGAAAGCGCTCAGATCAGCGCCATTGGTGCGGGTACCGCTGCTGGCTCCACCACGACCGCAGCAGGCTTTGCGAAGGGTACGACCGCCATTGCGATTGCAGCGGCGGGCAGCGGTACCATTCCGGCCGGCACGTCGATCAAGTTCGCGGGTGACAACAACACCTACACGATCGCGCCGGGCGGTGGTCTCGCCAGCGCGGCGGCGGGCGGTACGATCACGCTGAACGCACCGGGCTTGCGTGTAGCGATCCCGAACGCTGCAACCGCCATCACGGTTGTTGCCGCGCACGTCGCCAACACGGCGTTTTCGCCCAACGCCCTGCGACTTGTGGCCCGTGCGCCCGCGCTGCCGAACGAAGGTGATCTTGCCATCGATCGCATGAACATCACCGATCCGCGTTCGGGCATGGTGTTCGAAGTCGCCATCTATGCCGGTTATCGGAAAATCCGCGCGGAAGTGGCGCAGGCATGGGGTGTGAAGGCGATCAAGTCGGAACATATCTCCGGCCTGCTCGGTTAATAGCACGCCACTGGCGGTTGCGTGACGATCGGGGCCGGGCGCGGAAGTATCGCCCGGCCCTTTTTCTTAACTCTATCCAGTGATGACCGGGCACATGGACAGTTCAACTATCGCTTTGATTTTCACCGGCATCAGCCTTGCAGTCGTGCTTGGCAAAGACTTGTTCGGCGGCGGAAGCAAACTCGCGTCTCGGTTTGGCGCGCTCGAAAAAGACACGACTGAAAAATATAACGCGCTGCGTTTCGAGTTCGTCGAAAAGAACGCAACAGCCGCGTCCAACTCCAAAGTTGGATTTGAGGCGATCACAGCTAACATTCACTCATTGCAGTTAGGGTTCTCCGATTTCCGCGCGCAGATGGCCGAAAACTACATGCGGCGCGATAGCTTCTATAAGGCAACGGATGACCTAAAGCGCGACTTCAACGACAAGCACAGCGAACTAAAAGCAGACGTGCATCGTGGGTTTGAGGAAATGAAAGAGCAGATGAACCATCTAGCCCAATCCATTGAGGAAGGGCGTAAGACTAAATCTTTTTAACTAAGCGCGAGAAAGGAAAGACAATGAACGACGCAACCGACGTGAAAGTGATCAAGAGCGAAAACGGCCCGCTGCGCATCAACGCATCGGACTTCAAGGAAGGCGAACACGAATTGCATGTCGCCGATGAACAGTATGATGAACATGGCGTGCTTCGTGCTGCCGCTGAACCGGAATTCACGCCGCCGCGTCGCAACGTGAAGGCCACGACCACCACCGAAACCGGCAGCAACAACGGCACGGAAGCCGGTCGCACTTACGATACGTTCGGCGTGATGCAGAAGAAAAACAAGTTCTTCATCGTTGACGGCGCCAACGGCGGCAAGCTGGTTGACGACGTGGAAGGCATCGATCCGGAGGGCTACGCGTCCAATCAAGACGCTTGGAATGTGCTGCTCACCGTCAAGTCGAAATCCGCGACGGACAACGCTTAACCGTCTATAGACCATCGGCGGAATGTGATATCCTGCCCGCTACGGTTCGCCCGTAGCGGGCTTTTCTTTTGACGGGGATGGAACATGACCGATCCGGTTTATGGCAATGCGACCGACTTTGAAACCTATTGGGTTGCGCGTGGGCAGCAAGCCGCGATCATCGCGTTTGATGACACCGAAATCAACGCAGCGTTGCTTGTGGCGTCCGAATACTTGGATGCAGCGTTTCGATCGCAATACATGGGGTTGAAAGTTGGCGGGCGCGATCAGGTTCGCGAATGGCCGCGCAATGGTGTGCAGGATTATTACGGTTACGCCGTGCCGAATATCGACGTGCCCCGCGAAGTGCTTGCGGCAACCTATCAAGCGGCGTTTCGCCAGTTGCAAACACCGGGCGTATTTTTCAAGGATTACAGCCCGTCGAAATATCGCAGCGTTTCGGTTAGCGGCGCGGTCTCGGTGACATACGCGATCGGCGATGCATACGACTTTCAAACTCAGATGCCCGCACTTGCTGCCATGTTGGCCCCCATTCTAACAGGGGCGGGCACTGGTAGCTTTTCGGCGGTGTCGGGCTTCGTCGCTAGGGTCTAAAAGAAAACCGCCCTGTAAAGCGAATTACAGGGCGGTTGATGTGGTGGAGAATTGCCGGTGTTACGACTGGCGGAACACGCGAACGCTGGCGCCGTCCGGATCGGTCTTCGGATCGCAATCGATCGCGAAGAACTGCTTGCCGGGCAGCGTCTCGGCTTCGCTGGTCGGAACCTTCGTCACGTTGCCCTGCGCGTCGGTCATGTCCGACGTTTTGTAGACGATCGAACCATCCGGATTGCGCTTGGTCGGGCCGGGCTTGCGGTTCTGGTTGCTGATGATCGAAGCAAGCTGCTTCGCGGTCTTGTTCTTCACGCCGAACGACATGCCCGCAGCGGTCAGCGCTTCGAACGGATACGAAGTCTTGCTGCCGCGATTGGCATTGCGATCCGGCATCGGAACGGTGGTGGAAACCGCAGTGAGAACGGGCGCGACGCGCGGCGGCTGTGCGGTCTTCGTCTTGGGG